CTGGGGCGCGGGCTTGGTGCAATCGGCCTTGGCTTCGGACTCGGGCTCGGGGCGCGTGAGGTCCGCCAGCTCGCGGACGAGTGGACGCGCGCGGGCAACCTGATCGCCGCTGCCGGACAAGTGGCAGGTCGGGCTGGGCGCGATCTTGAGGGCATCAACCAGCTCGCCAGAGAGACGCGCGCCGATTTCGCGACCACGGCGGAGCTCTATGCTCGCATCATGCGTGCGACCGCTGGCGTGGCGGAGTCCGAGGAGCAGGTTGCCCGCGCTACAGTCATCATCAACAAGGCCTTCAAGGCGGGCGGCGCTGCGGCATCGGAAATGGCGGCCGGCATCTTGCAGCTGGCCCAGGGCCTTAGCTCCGGCGTGCTGCAGGGCGACGAGTTGCGCTCTGTGCGTGAGAATGCGCCGCTGCTGGCGCAGGCGATTGCAGACTATTTCGGCACCACGATCGCCGGCCTCAAGCAACTGGGTGAGGAGGGCAAGCTCACCAGCGACAAGGTTTTCCAAGCCATTCTCGCTGCGCAGCCCCAGATCGAGCAGGCTTTCGCCGCGACCAACATGACCATCGAGGACGCCCTGACGCAGGTCTGGAACGCCCTCACGCAGTACATTGGTCAGACGGACGCTTCTCTTGGAGCGTCGCGGCGCCTCGCTGCTGGTCTGGCGGCCCTCGCTGAGAATTTCGACACCATCGCTGACGCTGTGCTGATGATCGGCACTGCGCTCGGCGTGGGGCTTGCCGTCAGGATGGTTGGCACGTCCAAAGCCGCCGCGGCGTTGACTGCGGAGGTCGCCCGGCAGCGTGCGATATTCGCCGTAGCGGCACAGATCGCCGGCGGGTATGGCTCCCTGCTGTCTACCGTGGCGACACGCGCCACCGCCGCGGCTGTCGCCATGCGCGGCTTCTCGATGGCCAGTGCTGCGCTTGGCGGCCCCGTCGGCATTGCCCTCACCGGCCTCGCGTTAGCGTTCATCTACGCCGGGCAGAAAACGCGTGAGGCATCCGAATACGCCGACCTCTACGCGGCCGCGCTCGAAAGGGTGAAGGCAAAGGCTCAGGAGGTGGGCGACGAGGCTCGCGGCGCCGCAGACAGGCTTGTGAACACGGAGGCGCGCCGCGTCGAGCGTCACCTGCAGACGGCGACCAACGACCTGCGCCAGGCGCGTGATGAGCTTATCCGTGCGTTGGAAGGCCAGATCGCCCCAGACTTCCTGGCGGGGATCATCGGGCCGGGTGAGGAGGCCAACCGGGTATTCCGTGAGCTGCTTGACAAGTTCCGTCGCGGGGAAATCGACGCGGCGGCGCTTCGCGAGGAGCTGTCGCGTCTGGCGCGTCTCGGTTTCCCTGACCTTATCGCGAGCTTTGACGAGCTGCTGTCGCAGGTGCAGGCATCGGCTGCCCTCGTTGACGATTTGAGGGGGCGGCTGGAAAGGCTGAATGACATCCGTGTGTCTGTCCCGGATGTGCCGGACCTCAGCGAGACGTTCGGAGACCTGCAGAAGCAAGGCTTCGTCACGAGGCAGATCGAGGAGTCGAAGAAGTCAACCGAGCAAAAGCGGATTGAGGCCGAGGCGCAGAAGCTCCTCAACGAGGCTCGCAAGGAAGGCATCACGCTTCAGGAGGCGGAGGCCCTTGCGCTCGCCAAGACGACGATTGCGAACGAGAAGGCCGTCAAGGCGAGCGAGCAGCGTAGCAATCGGAAGTCTCCGCAGGAGCGGTTTGGCGACGAGCTCGAACGTGTACGCGATCAGATCGCGATGCTCGATCGTGAGCGCGAGAGTCTTGGCCTGACGACGGCGGAGCGGGAGAAGGCACGAAAGGCTCTTGAGTTGGAGATTGCCGCCAAGCGTGCCGGCGTGCCACTGACCGACGAGTATCGAGCCAAGATCGAGCAGCTAGCCACGGCCTATGGCCAAGCTGAGGAGGCGCTGGAGACCGCGCGTCAGGCGCAACAGGATTTCGTCGAGCTGCAGCAGTTCATCGGGCAGGAGCTTTCCAGCTTCTTCTCGGACATTGTGTCCGGTGGCGAGAACGCTGAAAAGGCGCTCATGAACCTCGTGAAGCGCCTCGCGGACGCCGCACTGCAGGCGGCGCTGCTGGGCCAGGGGCCGCTCGCCAGTCTCCTCGGCCTCTCCGGTTCGGGTGGGCAGGTCGGCGGTCTCATCGGCGCGATCTTCAAGGGCTTTGCCGGCGGCGGATATACCGGGGCAGGCGGCAAATACGAGCCGGCCGGCATCGTCCACAGGGGCGAGTACGTCTTCGACAAGGCGGCGGTGGCGCGCCTCGGCGTCGGCAACCTTGAGGCGCTGCGGCGTGGCGCTATCCGCGGCTTTGCCGACGGCGGGTTCGTGGGCATGCCGCACATCCCGACGCCGGTGCAGCCGCGTGGTGGGGGCTTTCAGGTCAACATCATCAACAATGCCGGGGCCGAGGTTACGACGCGCGAGAGCATGGGGCCGGGCGGGCCGCGCCTCGACGTCATGATCGAGGCTGCCGTGGCGCAGAGCATCGCCAAGGGCGGCCAGATCGACCAGCTCATACGTGGCCGCTACGGCCTCAATCCGATGCGAGGGCGCTGATGGCGAATCCCGTGTGGCCGGCAGGTGTGCCGAGCAAGCCGCAGCTCTCTGGCTGGGGCATCGAAAGCCTTGCTGGCGAGCTGCTCGAAACTGACATGCAGGGGGGCAACACGCGCGCCCGGCGGCAGTTCGCCGACCGCATCGCGGTGATGCCCTACAGCATCCTGATGAGCGCCGCGCAGTATCAGACCTTCGTCGCCTTCCTCCTCAACGACCTGGGGCACGGCGCGGCCGAGTTTGACATGCCGGTCTACACCGGCACGGGCTGCGCGGTGCGGACGGTGCGGATCATCGGTGGTGCCAATGCCGTCAAGGTGCAGGCCGTTGGCGCGCGCCGGCTCGTCTCCATGCAGCTCGCGGTGCGGAGTCTGTGATGGTGGATTTCTGGACCCCGGAATACGCGATCAACATCGCGTCCAACCCCAAGACGGATGTGCAGCTCGTGACGGTCGAGCTGCTGCACCCGGCTTTCGGTGCCCAGTCTGTGCGGGTGGTCAACCAGCTCGAGGACAAGACCTTGCGGCTGGAGGCAGGCGCGCCGCTCAATGGCGGGCAGGATGTGGTCTTCAAGGCCGTGCCGTTCGAGATCGAATGGCCTGGCTTCGAGGAGGGGCGCCCGGTCGAGGCGGTGCTGCGGGTCGATAATATCGGCCGCGAGGTGTCGCGCTATCTCGACCAGGCGGAAACGATGAGCGCCACGCTCACCGTCATCTTCCGCGTCTACCTCGCGAGTGACCCGACCACCGTGGCGTATGGGCCGTTCAGGATGGTGATGCGCGAGATCACGGAGACAGGCTCGCGTATCGAGGGGCATGTGACCCTCGCCAACCCGCAGAACCTCCGCTTCCTGCGTAAGGTTTACTCGGCGCAGGAATACCCGAGCTTGCTGGCGACATCATGAGCAACAGGATTGCACGCCTCCGGGAGCTGATTGGCCGGCCCTACGTGGTAGGGGCGGACGGTCCCGATGCGTTCGACTGCTATGGGCTCGCCCGTTATGTGCTGGGCGAAATCTACGGCGTCGAGCTGCCTACGATCACGCGGGAAGCCGCCGAGCCCCGAGCTACGGCCCGAGCCATTCTTGGCCATCCAGAGCGCGTCATGTGGGAGCGCGTTGCGCCGCCACAGGATGGCGACCTCGTGCTGATGGGCAACGTGGACGGCCGGGACTTTCACCTCGGGGTCTTTGTTGCTGACGGCGCCCGCAGGCTCGTGCTGCATACTGATGCGCCGACCGGTGTTGTCGCAGACGACTGGCCGACGCTGCTCGCCAAGGGCTTTCACAACGTCCGGTATTTCCGCCGCACTGCATAGGATACGAGATGCCGCTTGTCCTGCACCAACTCGCTGACCCCGCCGGTACACCGCTGCTTGTGGTCGATGCCGCCGAGCGCCGTCATCGGGAGACAATTGCGAGCTTTGTGCGCCGGCAGGGCTGGACCTTTGCCGGTCTGCCGACCATTTGCCTCATCAACGGTCAGCCCGTGCCGGTTCGGGAGTGGCCGCATCGTAAGCTGCGCAAGCGGGATGAGGTGGTTTTCCTGTCCCGCCCTCTCGGTGGTGGAGGCGCCACGGGTGCCTCGTCGCGTAAGTCCATCGCTGCGGTGGTCGCCATGGTCGCCCTGACGGCCCTTGCGCCGTGGGCTGGCGGCGTCATTGCTGGCGCTCTCGGCCTCGGTGGTGCCAAATCAGCGGCCGCAAGCATCATCGGCGCGCTCATTCTCGCTGGTGGTGGGTTGCTGCTCTCTGCCTTCATGCGCCCGAAGGCTGGCGGGCAGAGCGAGAAGAGCGAGGACCTGTTTTCCATCTCTGCTGACGGCAATACTGCGCGCCCGCTGCAGCCGATCCCTGTCGGGTATGGCCGCCGTCTGGTCTATCCCGACTTCGCCGCGCCGCCGTACAGCGAATTCGCGGGCGACAACCAGTATCTTTATGAGCTGCTGGCGCTTGGCTGCGGGCGGTACGACGTGGAGGAGATCCGCATCGACGACACGCCGATCTGGAACAAGACCGATGGCGTGCTGCCCTCTTTTGCAGGCTCGGTCGCAGTTGAGATCAATGAGCCAGGTGAGCAGGTCGATCTCTTCCCCGTCAATGTCGTGACGGCGAGTGAGGTGGGTGGCCAGCGACTGCCGGACCCGTCCACGTGGATCGGTGGCTTTATCGTCAATGCGGCCGGCACGCAGGCCAAGACGATCCTGCTCGACTTCGTGTGGCCGGGCGGCTCCTACACGACCTACAAAGATAGGGTTCTGTGGGCGCACACAGGGATTGAGGTGCAGGCACGGTACGTCACTGACGCCGGTGAGCCGGTGGGCGGCTGGTTCACCATCCTGTCGAAGGGCTACCAGTTCACCAAGCAGTCACAAATCCGCGTCACCGAGCGAGTGAATGTATCGCCCGGGCGGTTTGAGGTGCGCGCGCGTCGGACCGATGCCGAGATCGACGGGCAGTCGCTTTATGGTGGCAAGGTGCGTGGCGCCAACCAGGTCGTCTGGTCGGCTCTGAGGGCCCACATCGACGGGCCGCAGACGTTCCCGCATGTGACGACCATTGCTCTGCGCATGCAGGCCGACGCCACGCTGTCCGGACTCTCAAGCCGCAAGATCGGTGTGATCGCCACGCGCATGGTAGCGGCCTGGAACGGCTCGACGTGGGTGGAGCAGCCGACGCGCAATCCTGTCTGGGCTGCGCTCGATATCTGGTCGAACCCTATCTACTCGGCTGGCCTGCCGCTGGCGAACGTGGACCTGCAGACATTTGCCAGCTACGCGGCTCTCTACGACAGCCTCGGGCACACGTTCGACCACGTGT